CACTTCCAACGTAGGCTGTGGGTTCCGTTCTATTACGACCAATCCGGGGCTTACAATGTGCCAGTATACACTAGCCGCAAGATTACCGATGAAATATCCGTATCAGATATTCTAGACACTACTACATTTGACCAGATCGAGAACCAATTCCGTGTAAGCGGTGGGACAGCAGACTTTGTTGTGGCAATGCACGGCTTCTATGACGACGGGTTGGTTGTTCTTAACCGGAACAGCCTTCATCTTGTTAAGGGAACGCTGGGAAGCCTTCTGGACGTTACCGTTAAGGAGCTTACATCTGAGATTGGATGTCTAGCCCGCAAGTCTGTTGTCATGCGTGGCAATGCAATGCTCTTTTTGTCCGACGATGGCGTGTATGGGATTGAGTTCCTTAACGATTACAACCTGCGAGGCACTGAAGAGCCGCTTTCCAAGAACATTCAGCCGTATATCGACCGGATCAACGCTGACTACTCTGACAGAGCAGTGGGAATCTTGTTTGAAAACAGGTATTACCTTGCTGTCCCGCTCGATTCCGTTCCGGGTGCAGGCGATTCCTACGGAAACAACGCAATCTTGGTGTATAACTTCCTAAATAAAGGGTGGGAATCACTGGATACCTTTGGTGATTCTAGGTTCTTGATTAAAGACTTCGTGATTGGCAGTGCAAGCGAGAGGAACAACATCTATGCGGTGACATCCAATGGCGGGTTGCATCAAATCGAAGCATCCGAAAGCTCCAATGACACTCTAAACGTGGATAACTCTGCGGCTATTGTGTCCCCGGCAATCAATGCGTCTCTTACGACTAGGGGATACGACCTTGGGACAATGGAACGCAAGCGGTTTACCGACGCGCAGGTTAACATCCAGTCTCTTCCCGGCCAAAACTCGGAATACAACATTGCGTTTGCAGCCGAAGACCCTGACGACGCGCAATCCATAGGCACAACTACCACTTTGCTTGGTGGGTTGCTTACCCCTAGCACAGCAACTGAAGCTGAAACGGCAAGCATCCGGTGTAGGTTGGGTGGTATCAGGGGTTTCACAGGAACAATGATCTTGACAAGAACTATCGGATCACCCAAGGTCAACTCAGTAAAGGTAGCTGGTTCAGTCACCAACAGACAAATCATTTCACAGAGATAAAGTATGGGCGCAATTGATACGAATTACACTTTCACGGCTACCGACGTAATCACTAGCACGAAGATGAACAACATCCTCGATCAAAGCACGATTACGGCCACTGCTATTTTTAATAATACCCTTGATGTTACTAGTGGAAAGCTGCTCGTTAAAGCTGGCGGAGTCACATCCAACGAGATTGCAGCAGATGCGGTTACAACAATTGCAATTCTTGATGGCGCAGTAACCCAAGCCAAAGCATCTAATATGCTTATTCCTGCTGGTGCAATCATGCCATTTGCCATGAACAGTGTGCCAACAGGATGGTTGGCTGCTGATGGCACTGCTGTATCTCGCTCTACTTATGCAACTTTATTTGCGGCAATAGCCACAACTTATGGCGTTGGCAATGGGTCAACAACCTTTAACGTTCCTGACTTGCGGGGATATTTTGTTCGCGGAACAGGAACAAATAGTGATGGGACGGTATCTGGAACATTTGCAGCAAAGCAAGCAGATGAACTTAAAAGCCATACTCATACATATACTTTTAAATCAACAACCGGAGGCAGCTCGGCAGGGGGAGACCCAAATAGCATTACAAATACTTCTGTTAATACTGGAGCTACGGGAGGAACTGAAACTCGCCCAAGAAACATTGCGATGCTTTACTGCATTAAGATTTAATGAACCAGCACTTTGAGAATGCAGCACAAATATATGGCGAAGACTTTCACAAACTTTTGTATTGGCACTTATGCTTTGGCGTTGTCGTTTCTGATGCCGATAGTTTCGCTATGTGTTTCTACTCGCAAGAAGAATCCCCAGATCAAGCCTGTGAAATTCACCATTCCAACACACTCTTTGTCACCATGTGCGCTGGTGACATGCGGAAAGCTCTTAGAAAGTTCCGCGATGACTTTGAATACATCGCATTCCGGCGTGAATTTAAGAATTCTCCTCGGATAAGGTCATACGACATGCAACAATTTTACTCAAAACTCAAATAATACAAGAATATGGGAAGTAAGCCTAAAAAAGTCCAAGCACCAAAAGCAGATTATGGTGCTGACATTGGAAAATTCGTATCAGCTTATGGTAGTGCGCTTCCGCAAGTCCTTGGATTTGAAAAGCAGTTTCGTCCAGAGTTCCAAGGGCTGAACCTTGGAGACATCTCTAGCTTTTTAGGTGGCGTTGGTGGTCAGCAAGGCTTGTTTGGGCTTAGCCGGATGGCATCGCAAGAAGCAGGTCAACAACTCGGAGCAGCGCGTGAAGGCGAACTAGGCCAGATGGCTGGTCAAGCACCTCTTACCCGTGGTGTTATGGAGGGTCTCTCCCCAGAACAAGCGGCAGTGGTTCAAGGCTTCTCTCAGGAAGCTGAACGCGCTAGGGCATCAGCACAAGGCGTAACTCCAGAAGAGCGTCGGGGATACGAGCAACAAGCGCGAGAGACGTTCCAAGCATCTGGACGGCTTGGTGGCAACTTAGGCATCGTCAGCGAGGCAATGGGCCGTGAGAATGTAATGGCCCGCAAACGCGCTGAAGCTGCTCAAGCTGCCAATCAGTCGTATAACGCCGCTCAAGGGTTTTATACCCAACCGGGCCTTGCTCTGCTAAGTCAGCAACCGCTCTCGTATCAATCTGGGCAACAAATGCTCGGTATGGGCATGGGTCAAATCGGTCGCGGGACTCCGGGTTTGATTAACCCAGACACGGGACTTAACCTTGGTGCAGCCGAAAGGCAAAACCAACTTCAGGCTCAAGCTGCTAACGCGCAAGCGAAAGCGTCATACTCGTCTGGATTATTCGGTGGAATTGGATCTGCTATTGGTGGGCTTGCTGGAGGAATTGGAGCTGCGGGTGGTATGAGTGGTTTTGCGGCCGCGGCTCCGCTTATGTTTTCTGATCGCAGGCTTAAAACTGATATTGAAAAAGTTGGGGAAACTAATGCTGGTCTTCCAATTTACACCTATAAATACAAAGGTGACAACAAAACGCAAATGGGAGTAATGGCTCAAGATGTTGAAAAGAAAACACCAAAGGCTGTTAAAGAAGTCGGCGGCTTTAAGGCTGTAAATTACGCACTCATTAAATAATATGGCACTATTAGGATCATCCGTTGACCCGCGCCTGTTTGTTCAGGACTACTCAGGCTTTACCCGCGCTGCTGACATTCAAGGTCAGAGCATGCAAAACATTGGAGGCCAGATTGGCTCAACCATTAAAGGGCTAGCTGAAGACTACACCAAAAGAAAGAAAGAAGAATCGCAAATCAACGCGTTAAAAAAATCTACCGAGAGCCGAATTGACTCGGCAATCAATCTTTTTGGAGATAAGATGCCGGGATTGGCAGAACAACTCCAGTCACAGAAAGCATTGTTAAACGATCCGAACATTAGCCTTTATGAACAAGGGATCAATGCGTCAACCATTGGCAGTGAGATTGAAAACACTTTGAACATGTTGTTGCAATCTCAACAAATGGGTATCCGTCAAGATGCCGCTAACCGTGCTGCTGCGCCACCCACTTCAGGCGGTCCTCAAGGTCAAGCGGATGGATACACCGTTCCTTAACAGAACAATTACATAAATTCATAATGGACTTTGGAACCTACTTAAAACAGGAGCTTGGATATCAATCCGGGCAATTTATACCTCAGCGCGAAGCTCAGGCGTTGCAGGCGAAATACAATAAATACATTCAGGATGAACAACAAAAACTAGCATCCACTAATGCGGCTAAAGCCCGACAAACAGCGGCGGATATACAAGCGGCCCAAACGTTAAAAGAAAGCGAGGAAGCTGGAGTTAAAATTCCCCAAGATCGAATTTCCGCTGCTTTAGAACTAAGGCAAACAGGGCAGCCAGAGGAAGCACTTAAACTTCTTGGACAACCATTGGCTACTAAGCGAGCAGAAGATGAAAAAAAACTTTTAAAAGAAGAAGAAGAGCGTAAGAGTAACGAGGTTAAATTAGCAGGTAGTGAAGCAGCATTGAGAGCGGCTGGTGACGCTTCTTATGCAATTAAAACAATAAACGAGTTGACATCTTCACCCGGATTTTCGGGTGTTTTCGGGGCAAAAGCTGGATTCAAGTGGTTGCCGGGAACCAAGGCTAGAGATGCTGAAGCATCAAGAAAGGCAATAGTTTCGCTAGCCACCACTGACAGCATGAGGAAATTCCAAGGATTAGGTTCCATGTCTGACGCGGAATTTGCCGTAGCCAAAACGGCGGCGACAAAACTAGAGGACACATATATTTCAGATGAAGCAGCCGCTCAAGAATTAAATAGGCTTAGAGATTATTTTTCCACCTCAATTCGACGCGCAGAAGAGCTAGGTAAAATCCCAAAGGGCAGTTCAGAGAAAATGATTAGCGAAGCAATGGCGAACCTAGCCAAATCAAAAGTATCATCGACCGAAGAGACTGCGACACCAAAGACAAAAACTGAATTGCTCAAGGCAAAAATTAAGTAAAATGGAAAACCAAGAAGACGAGCAGGTAGATCCAGAGACCAGCAAACTTGAAAAAGGTGCTATTTTTGAGTATCTTGAAAAAGAGAAGGCTAACCTAGAGGCTCAGAGGCAGTCTTACGAGTCAATTGGTGAGGTTGTAACTCAGCCAGACCCTAACGACGTTCGTTTTACTAGCCCTGCTTTTGCAGAGTTGCACGCTCCACAAGAGTACCAGATTCCAGAGTTCACGACCGAAGAGGGCATGAAAGCTCGTGGATTGCTTGACTCTGATGGAGAAGCAACTCCCCTTGGCAGTGATTATTTGTTGATGGAGGAACGTGGCTTAATTAAAGATGGTGCGCTTACAGAGAAGGGAGTTGCCTTCACCACTCCAGACGAAGAACTATTCAATACGGCAGAGTGGGTTGATAACGGGATGACTTTGGGCGAGAATCCAGAAAAAGAAAGGATTTACGCGATACGGCGCAAAGCTGGCCTTGATAAACCAGAAGAATCTGAGGATGGCATCTTTACCGAGCTATGGAAGGGCTTGAAAGGATTCGGTGCAGGTGCTGACGTTTTGCTTAGAGGAACATTTTCTGGCAAGCCAATAGAAGAAGTCAAGGCGGCTCAAGCACAAGCGGTAAGTGGACTTGTTAAAGGTGCCGGTTTAAGCATGCAGAAAACAGCTACCGCAATCGCAAAGACAAATGTTTTTGGACAAGATGTTGGACTGCTGCCGATTCTTGAGGCGGCTGGCTTGATGTCAAAAGAAGAGGTAGATCGCAGAGACAATCAGGAGCGGTATCAAACAGAAATGCTTGACCGAACCCTTCGCAACACAAGTGCTGCCGAACTCGCTGGAATTGTTGGTGCTGGCGAAGAAGTGGCAAATGTTGTTGAGCAGACTCGGCAAAACTACGTCACCCAATACGGAGACGAAGATGGTGACAAAAAATTCACGGAGGCAATGAACAACTACGAGTCAGCAGGTCAAGCTGTTGGCGACGTTCCGGGACTAGCTGTGGGACTGGCAACTGCTGGACTGGGGGTTGGCTTTAAGATGATCCGCATTGCCGACGCCACAAGAAAAGCAGAACAGGGGCTTGTTGCTGTCGCCCAAGGTCGTAGATTAACTGACGCGAAGGGCGTGGCAACTGCTGCGGCACAGAAGATTTCTGATGATGCGTTGTTGGTTTCAGGTCAACTTGATGATGCCGTCAAAATAGGCGATAATGCAAAGTCTCTAGAGTTAACCAACAAGCTCAATGTCCTTACCTCGCAATCTGATGAACTCGCTTCTCAAATCGGCAAAATTGATGACGGCATAAAAAATATCAGCGATTTTGCAAACAAGACCGAAATCGGGATTGATTCAATCAAAACTGCTGGGGACATGACTCGCCAAGTTGCATCCGGTGCAACAAAAGGTATTGCAATTGGGGCTGAAAAACTTGGTGCAGGGATAGCGGGAGTAAATAGATTCATTAGAAAAGCAGAAAAATTTGGGGGTTACAGCAGCATTCCAAGAATTATTCAAGCCGCTACTTTTTTGACAAACCCAGTTGCGTTTGCAACTTATGCAGGAATCAAAGTGGGGACTGTTGTTGCGCCAAAGATTTTGCGTAAACTTGGAAATTTTGGCCGCGTTATGAGCGAAGAAATGCTTGAACGTACTAGCTCAACTCCTTTCTTTAGGCGTGTTGCCGCAAATGAGAGCGTTGGGGGACTGGGCCGCGCTGTTGCAACACTTGGTGACTACTCGTCTCCCCTTGCAAGAGGTGTCGTGAATGCGTCAAAGGGCATTGCTCAAGCGGCTCCCGCGACTCTTATTTACAATGCGATCAACGATCAAGGCGTTGATGAAACCACTGTTAAGCGGGCTGGACGTGATGCGCTTATCTTTGGTTCTCTTGGAAGGTTGATTGGCGGCAAGAAAAACATGGATCAGGTGAATGCTGATCAGATGTTCAATTACCGCAAGAAACTAGACGTGGATCAAGTTGCTTCTTTTGACAAGCTCAAAGACCGTGATTTCAGGTATGCTATTTCTGGAATTGATGCCGCGTATCCCGGAATGTTCAAGTGGGATATTACAGAATCAGGCAATAACTTCTTTGATCCGGCAAGTCGCAGGGCGGTTGTGAACATCAATGACAAAGTTGGATTCCTCAAGGAAGTAGCTATGCACGAAGCGGGACACATGATTCAGCACGTTTGGCAAAATGACGCTGCTATCGTATCAAGAATGCTTGGAGACGAAACAAGGTCTGGGTTGGTTCGCAATGTTGACGGAACCCTTGACGCGGAATTTAACGCATGGTCGAAAGAATACAACAGTCTGCGAGAACAAAACGGTCTTGCTCCATCCGACTTGAGCGAACTAGCCGTTGAATATTTCACGGATCAAGGTGTAAAGACTCTTCTTGAAGACACGTTGAAGGGCAATCTTTACAAAGAATCTAGAAAAACGCCATTGCGGCGAAATGTAGAAAGCACCTTCAGGACCATCTTTAATGTCACACCCATTGTTAAGGGTTTGCACTTTAAGCTGGGTGGGGCAACCGATGCAACCGGACGCATGGTAATGGGAACTGGATTGCTTGCGGAAGGATTTCGTGAAATTCCAGAAGTAAAGTCTATGGTTCGCCAGATGTATCGGGAAACGTCGGGCAAGCCAAGTGCTGCAAGGCCGCAGGAAATTGTTGATGTTAAATCCGACAACCCAAGTCACTACAAAGCAAATTCCGTCATTGAGCAGGTCAATAAAAGTTTTGTTGACCGTGGCGAGAAACTGCCAGACGGGGTTTTAATTCCAGATAAAAATGGAAATGGAGAAGGTGTTCTTACGGCGGATCACCTTAAATCGTTGGAAGAATCTGGTGTAATTGATGATGGCAGGTTTGGAGAAGCATTGTTTTTGCAAGACGCACTAGACGCGTCACAAAAACACGGACTTCTTGTTACAAACAAACCATTCACACAAGGTCGTTCTGTTCAAGTTGAAGGAATTGCTGAAGGGTATGTTGTTCCTACTAAGTGGGTTCTGAAGAAAGGGCGTTTATATCTTGAGTCAATGGATCTTCGCCAGCTTGAGAAGAATGTAAAAAGAGCAGCGAAAAACGATATTGCAAAAGAACTTGGACTAACTCGCAAATCCATCTTAGAGGATATTGAAAAGTCTGTAGAGATCCAGAACTCGAACAAGTCAACCGACACATACTATCAAAGCGTTGACCCTAAAAATTGGGAGCGGCGTAAAAACTTCATTAACTCTGTTCTTGGGTTGCAGACAAAAAGGCAGCTAAAAACCAACCCGCTCATGTCTCAGGTTTCTCCAGACAAGGTTACTGGAATTTTCAGGACGTTCGCATTTGACAGAATCCAAAGCGCAATCAAGACCGGCGGTGACGTTGTGATTCCGTTTGGTCCAAGCTCCTATTACAGCATTCGTGATAACCTCATGCCTCAATCGCCAAGGTTTAATCGTAATGGTGAACTAGTTCCTGAAGTTTCTAGTGTTAAGTTTATGCCTGAACGGAAACCTGTGTCTGATGTTATTAAGGGATTTCTAAGAGAAGAAATCCCGATTACAGGCATTCCTAAAGGATCGGTATTGGCAAATAAAATCTCAAATAGAGAAGTTGCAGTAAAGGAGAT